TGGGCGGTTGAGGCGCACAGAGAATCGATGGAAGAGGCTAAAGGTTAATGACCGACGCCGCGAATAATACCGCAGAGAAACCGCGCGGCAGGCCGTTCGAGCCCGGCAACAACGCGAACCCCAAGGGCCGTCCCAAAGGTTCTAGGAACCAGCTAGGCGAGGATTTCCTCAAGGCCCTACACGATAGCTTCAAAACCGGCGGCGTTGCTGCAATCGAAGCTTGCCGCGCCGGTGACCCTGTTCAGTATGTGAAAATCATAGCCTCCATTCTGCCCAAGGAACTGAACGTAAAACTAGACGCCTTTGAAGAGATGACAGATGACGAACTTATCGACCGCATCCGAACCCTTGAAGGTGCCGTTAACGCCGCTCTTGGCAGAACTGGCGAGATTAAAGACGGAGCAAAAGCGCCGGATCGACACGCGGAAGCTGGAGAGGTATCGGCCTTACACTAAACAGAAGGAATTCCACGCCGGGGGCTTGCATCGTGAGCGCCTTTTCATGGCAGGCAATCAACTCGGAAAAACGATTGCGGGCGGCTTTGAGGCGGCGATACATGCGACGGGATTATACCCCGAATGGTGGACGGGTAAGCGGTTTGACAAGCCCACGATTGGTTGGGCTGCGGGCGTAACGGGAGAGACGGTGCGAGACAGTGTGCAGCGCGTATTGATGGGACGGCCCGGAGAGTTTGGCACCGGGTCCATTCCGTTCGCGTCGATTGTCGGCCACTCAACGTCCCGAGGCATTGCGGACCTATTGGACACTATCGAGGTGCAGCACAAGTCCGGCGGCGTGTCTCGCATCGGTCTTAAGTCCTATGAGAAGGGCCGTGAGAAGTGGCAAGCCGAAACGCTTGATTGGGTGTGGTTTGACGAAGAACCCCCGGCAGACATTTACACCGAGGGCGTGACCCGTACCAACGCCACCAAAGGCATTGTTTGGATGACGTTCACCCCGCTTAAGGGCATGAGCGAAGTCGTAAAGAGGTTTGTTTTGGACAAGTCGCCCGACCGGCACATAACCCAAATGACCATCGAGGACGCCGAGCATTACACGCCGGAAGAACGGGCCCGCATTATTGCCGGGTATCCCGAGCATGAGCGCGAAGCCCGCGCCAAGGGTATCCCGGTGCTAGGCTCAGGCCGTGTGTTCCCGGTCACAGAGGAAAGCGTCAAGGAACTACAGCCCCAAATCCCGCACCATTGGCCGCGCATTGTGGGCCTAGATATAGGGTGGGACCACCCGACCGCCGCCGTATGGCTTGCTTGGGATCGGGACGCCGACATTGTTCACATAACCGATTGTTACCGCGTGAAGGAACAAACCCCCGTCATCCATGCCGCAGCCATCAAACAACGTGGCGACTGGATACCCGTTGCATGGCCCCATGACGGCTTACAGCACGATAAGGGTTCGGGCGAACAGATTGCCGAGCAGTACCGGACCCACGGCGTAAAGATGCTCCCCGACCGCGCGACGTTCCCCGATGGGACCAATGGTGTTGAAGCGGGCGTAACCGAGATGCTGGACCGCATGAAAACCGGACGGCTCAAGGTTGCCGAACATCTGAATGATTGGTGGGAGGAATTTCGCCTGTATCACCGCAAGGACGGCCAGATCGTGAAAGAGGGCGATGACCTCATGGCCGCGACCCGTTACGCGCTGATGATGATGCGCCATGCCGTGACTAAACCCGCCCTGATTAAGGGCCTAGCTGAATACCGTATGCCGGGGCTGGTATGATTATAAATGAAGCTGTAAAGCCGAAAAGCGGTGTTATTGACGAGGCTAATCCGCAGCCCGATCAACTGCCAACGGGTGGGATGTCGGATGAGGACGTTCGCACGTTTATCAGCACCGAAATCCAAGACGCGCTGAACTACATCGACAGCGAAATAGCGCCGGATCGTGAACTGAATTATCAGTATTTCCTAGGCGAAATGCCTGACGTTCCGCCGGTTGATGGGCGCTCGGGTGTGTGTATTCGAGTGATTGCCGATTACGTGGGCTTCATGCTGCCGAGCCTCTTGCGTACGGTTGTTTCGGGCAAGAAGGTTATCGAATACGTCGCCAAAGGCATCAATGACGAGGACGCGGCCCGTGAGGCGACGGACTACGTTAACCAAGTCATTCTGCGCAGCGACAACAACATTGAGCACATTGCTAATGGGTGGGGTTTCGACGGCCTTGTGAACAAAGTGGGCGTCGTCAAAGCCTATTGGTCTGAGAAGAAAGAGACTGAGGACTTTGTTTACACCGTCCAGAGCCAAGACGAACTCATGGCTTTGGGTGCGGGCCTCATGCAAGAGGGTGTGGAGATTACAGGGTTCACGGAAGCGCCAGGGGCTATTCAGGTCAGCGCCCGCCGTACTGTAGATAAATCCTCCATTGAGATCGAAGTCCTCCCGCCCGAGGAATTTGTGATTTCTCGTGACGCTCGATCACTGGAAACCGCCCGGCTTAAATCGCACCGCACGTACAAATACGTAGGCGAACTGATTGCCGAGGGTTACGACCCCGACAAGGTGATGAGACTGCCAAGCTATAACGAGTGGCAGAATAACCAAGAGGCACAAATCCGTCAGCCGATGGTTGAAGGGTTTACTCAACCCTCGACCGATCCAATGATGCGCAAGGTCGCCGTTCACTATGGGACGGTTATGTGCGACGCGGACGGGACCGGGATCAAGGAATGGTACTTTGTAGCCGGTGGGTGGCAAGCGAGCATTGAAGTCCTGAAGTTTAAACCGTTCGAGGACGAGTTTTACTTTGCAGACTTCTGCTCTGTGCCGTTGCCCCACCTGTTCTTTGGCCGCTGCCCGGCTGATGACCTAATCGAAATCCAACGGGTTCAAACGGTCCTCGCGCGTCAGACGATGGACAACATCTACCTGACGAACTCGCCCCAACAGGAAGTCGTAGTCCAGCAGCTTCTTGGCGAAGATGCGGGCATCCCGTATGTGCAGAACAAATCGCCGGGTGGGTTAATCCCGGTTAAGGCGTTGGGTGCCGTCCAGTCCGTCGCTATCCCCTTCATGGCGGGCGAGAGCCTTGCCCTGATGCAGTACTGGGATATGCAAGCGGAAAACCGCACCGGCTCGGGACGCAACTCACTCGGCCTTGACCCCGAAGTCCTACAGAACCAATCCGCCACGGCTGCGAAGCTTCAAGACAGCGCGGCCAAGCTTAAGATGGAAACCATCGCCCGCAACTGGGCTTCGGGTGGTTTTAGAAAGCTAGGCCGGGGCATCCTTCGCATTGCCAAGCGCCACCAGAACTTCGCGCGCATCGTCAAAATGAATGGAAGTATGCGCCAAGTTGACCCGCGCGCGTGGGCTGAGTTGGAAGACTGGGACGTCACGGTTAACACCGGCCTCGGTACGGGAAACCGCGAGCGCGACTTGCAGATGGGCACTCTCGTACTCGGCAAGATGGAGGAAATCCTTCAGAAGCTTGGTATGAACAACCCCATTGTGTCCCTGCCGATGTACTCCCAAGCCCTTGTCAAAATGGTTGAGACCATCGGCTTTGAGAACGGCGAACAGTACTTCAAGCCAATTCCCGCCGACTGGCAGCCCCCTCCGCAAGAGGAAAAAGAGGACCCCGAGATGGTCAAGATCAAGGGGCAATTGGCGATCCAGGCTCAACAGGCGCAATTCGACCGCGAGCAAAAGCGCGAGGATGCTCAGTTACAGGCCATTCTGGAGCAACAGTCCGCGAAGAACAAAGCCGACATTGAGCGCATCCAGGCTGAGGCGGACATTGCCACAAAAGAACGCGTGGCGATGATTGAACTTGGCTTGAAGCGTGCGGAGCATGAACAGAAAATTGACCTGGCCGAACGCGAAGCCGATCTAGCTGAGAAAATCAGACTGAAACAGGCGACTAAGCCGAAGGCCCAAAATGCCCAAATCCAGTAAATATCTAAGCGTTCTGGACCAACTCAGCGAAGAAGAAATCGACCGGCCTGTAGAGGCTGAATACTTTGACGCGCGCCTGTTTAGTGCGGTCAAGGCGATTGCTCAGGTCATTGAGCAAGCTGTTAACAAGCCCGAGATTGAGAAGGACGAGGCGGACTATACCAAACCCCTCGAAACCATCGCCAAGATGATTGCGGGCCTGAATGCGGTGAATGAGATTAGGGCGCTGCGGGCTGATTTAAGCAGCATTGCATCCTCCATTGCATCGATTGAAAGGACGGACCTGTCGGCCATTGTCTCGTCCATTGACAAGTTGGCGGCGCGCTGATTTCTCCCCGCGTTATCACATACGACCGAAATGGCGAGCCTAACGGCTTGCGAATTGAAAGGACTAATTAATGGCCGGTTACTTTTCCGCCGCTTCTTTCCGCACCTTGGGCACAGCGGCAACGCCTCAGAACTTGTTTACGATTGAGAACATCGACGCGACCAAGCTGGTGACGGTTAGGGCGCTGCACGTTGAGTTGGACGCGACTGCGGTTTTAACGTCCGTCCAGCCTCAGATTAAACTCTCGCGGGCGACTGGGGTTCCTACGGGCGGCACGACGCTCAACAAAGGGCAGTTCGATACGACCAACGCGTCAAACGCCAATACCATTGTCCGCGGCGGCACCGCTTCAGACGGCGGCGTTGCGACGGCCATCACGGCCACGGCAGGAACGACCATTTGGCAAGAATACAATATGCGTATGCATACGGTTGTGGGCCAAGTCCTTGCCTTTGAGAGCCTAGTAGTACCGGCGTTCTGCGAGACGCAGGGCATCATCCTTCGCCAGAACCAAGCCCTATTGGTACAGGTTGTGGCCTCGGCGGGTGCGTCTAACCCGGCAACTAACCACTGGATTGCTAATATCGTTTGGGAAGAAGATTAAATGGCCGTCACCTTCCGAGGTGGCGCGCAAGTCCCTATCGTATTCGGCAATGACGCCACGACACAAAACCTACTGACCATCGAGAACCAAATCGGTTCGCGGGTGGATGTAAACGTGCGCGGGTTGGTCATTCAAATGGACCCGACCACGGCGTTAACTACCGTCATGCCGCAGGTCAAAGTGTCGCGGGCTACGAGCATCTCGGGCGGTGTAAAGCTGGACAAGGCTGCGTTTAACACGGCGCAGACCTCGGACCCGTTCGTCGTCATTCGCTCGGCTATGGCAGAGGGAAGCCCCATTACAGCCAATGCCGGGGATACGATATGGCAAGAGTATGTGACCCGGCTGCATACGGCAGTTGAGCAGGTTATAACGGACTACGGTATCGTGTTACCGACCCTTATCAAAGACACAGGCAAGGAGTTAAAGCTGCGCCCCGGCGAAAGCCTGTTGGTCCGCATCGTGGGTGCTGCGGTTACGTCTAACCCGGCCATCGCTAACAACTGGCTGGCCTCGGTTATTATTGAAGAAGATCAGAAGTCCACCTTTGCCATCTCTGGCACCGTGACCCTCAGCGGCTCACCCGTTTCGGGCGCTAAGGTTATGGTCATGGAGAGTGACAACGTAGCAGGGGCCAATATGTTCCTGCGTGAAGTCATAACGACACCTGCGGGCGGGACTTGGGCTTCTAGCATCCTGACGGGCAAAGTCGGCTCGGCGTTTGTGCAGTATGAAGCGGGCGGGACGTACTACACCGCGCCTGGAAGCCCGTATCTGTCATGAGCATTTATGTCCCCCCCGCCCTAAATGCTGTGGACTTCGCGCTGACGGTTACGACCCCGCCGGACATTACGCCCTATGAGATCGGGCTGACCTCGTACACGCCACCCGCGCTGAATGCCGTGGATTTCGCCCTGACGACATTTACCATCCCCGACTTCCCCTATGTGGGGTGGGAACTGTTGCCCGCGCCGCCGTCTAGCATTGTCGGCATTTGGGGCCGCACCGTTGGCTTTGGGTTTGCTGCATGATTTTCCTTGGGTTTTACAAGGCAGGGGCCACGGTCAAGTATCGTTCAAACTTCCATAACGATACGGGCACGATTGAGAACCCGACTTCGCCAGCGGCGGAACGCGAAGACCCGGCGGGTACGTTCACGACCCTGACCGCCCCCGCCATTGTCAACGCAAAGGTGGGCCACTACGGCGGGTCTATTGACACAACCGGATTTGCGGCAGGGCAGCACTTCATCCGGATGCAGGGCACGGTATCAACGGCTAAGACCGTGGCGACAGAGTTTTGTTTTCAGATTGTGGCCTTTGACCCGGCAGATGGCACAGCCTTGGGCCTTTCGACCCTGGACGCGGCTGTTAGCACGAGGCTTGCGACCGCAGGATATACAGCCCCGGATAACGCGGGCGTGACCGCAATCAAAGCCAAGACTGACAGCCTCACGTTTACCGTGGCCGGAAAGATCGACGCCAACACCCAGTATATCAAGGGGCAAGAGATTGTTGGTAGCGGCACCGCTGGCGATCCGTGGGGGCCATAATGGCAAATGCTTGGGGTTCATCATTTGGTCAGGCGTGGGGTGTTTCGTGGGGTAGCGATACACCTCCGACGCCCGCAAAACGCCGTGACGGTGGGATAGGAAATCCACACAGAAACAGGAAAGTTTCATCTGAACGAGAAAAGTGGTACATCGCAAAAAAGCGACGGATGAAGATTATAAAACTCTTACTAATGGCGGACATTATCTGATGCTAGATGAAGTCAAAGCCCTTATTGCCGACGCCAAAAAGGAAATTCCCCGAGGTTTTTCCGGCGTCATGGATGCCAAAATGAAGTTGGCGCAATTGCAATTGTCGCTAGCCATCCTCGAACAACTCAAAGCAAACGGTGGTGGTAAATGGCTAAAGAAATGACCCCCGGCGATATCGTGCAGCGTGGCGAGAAGGCCAAGCAGCTGCTGAATGACCCGATATTCAAAGAGGCGTTCGAGTACGTCCAGGCGGAATACGTGGCGCAGCTACGCAAATGCGCGCCCGGTGACGACCTGGGCCGGTACAGATACGCCGAAGCCATCAACGTGATTGATAAGGTGAAGAACCACTTAAAGACAGCGATTGTCCAGGGCGATTTAACCGCCAAGCAGTCGCAGGAATTTAGACGCCCGAACTCGCTGAAAGAGCGAGCAATCAGGGTGTTCTAAGTACTCCGCAACATGAAAAGGAATTAACTCAATGACGACTGCCAACACTCCCATCGGGACTGGCAACTACTCACAGGCTCCGCGCACGATTGAAGAAGGGCTTGCGGCATTTAACGCAAGGAACCCGGACGCGACGAATGCGGATCAGGTGCAACCCTCACTCCCGCAGGATGAGATTGAGGGCTATGAGACTGACGAACAGTTATTTGAAGGCGAGGAAGCCCAAGCAACTGAGGGCGAACCCGAAGTCCAAGAGGAAGAAGTAGAAGCCGCCCCGGAAGAGCCGGACACGCGTGCGATTATTCTCCCTGACGGGTCTGAGGTTTCAATCGAGGAAGCGCGGAAGGGTTATCTGCGGCAACAGGACTACACCCGCAAGACCCAGCAAATCGCGGAAGAATATCGGGCGTTGGTTTCCGAGAAAACCGGATGGGCGCAGCAAGCTCAATCTTTGCTGCAAAATCTGGATGCCCTGCAAGAGAAAGAGCCGGATTGGGGCCAGTTGGCCCGCGAACGTACTCCGGAAGAATATAACCAGATTCACGCATGGTGGAACTCGCGGCAAAAAACTGTTGAAAACGCTAGAGCCGAAATGCAGCGCGCTCAACAGCAAGAGTTTGCGATACAGAAACGACGCTTTTACGACCACTTTCTTGAAGGGCGTTATGTCCCTGAATGGAAGGATCAGGCAAAGCTGAAAGATGGCTTAGGCAAGGTATACGAATACGGCGCAGCCCTCGGATACTCGCCAGAAGTCATTGATAAGCTCACGGACCCGAACCTTATTGTCGTGTTCGACAAGGCGCGGCGTTACGACGAGATTAACGGCAAAAAACCTGTGGTTCAAAA